GCATGCTTTTGACAGTAGAAAAGCAATGCTTAATGATTTAGTATCATTATTGATTGGCGGATTCTATTCCAATCCATCTGATAATAGTATTGAGGATGATATAAGAAGGAGGATGAAAGAAGGAAATGAGTGAACCTGATTACAGTAGGGTTTCTTTTAGAAGGAAATTTAATCTAGGAAACTATGAAACCATGGACATTGAACTTGAATGTTTTGTCCATGAAGGGGATGATGTGATGGATTTACTAAAGAGAATGGATAAGACAACGGAAAAATACAAAGATTATAGGAGGGAATTAAATGGCTAGTGTAAAGTCCATGAAGGACATTATTAGAGAAAGGTATGAGAATAGGAAGTCTGCTACTACTGTACCAGCACTTAATTTTAAGGATTCTAATGTAAGTTTTTGGAAGCCAGTAGAAGGAACTAATAGTATTCACATACTTCCTTACATTATTAAAACTAAGAATCATCCTCTTGTTAAATTAGGGAAATTTGAAGTTGGAGACCCTGATTTTGTAATGATATTGGATATACATGAATATGTTGGGCCTAACAAAGTAAGTATTATATGTCCTAACAGAACATTTGGTAAGGCTTGTCCTATTTGTGAACAGGCAATGCTTTATAGAAACGAAGGTAGAATAGAAGAAGCAAAGAAACTTTATTCACGTCGTAAGGCTTACTATAATATTGTAGACAATAATGACATGGATAAAGGAGTACAAGTATTTATAGCAAGTTATGCTTTATTCCATGAAGAATTGATGGAAGAAATTGGAGCACTTAATGCTGAATTAGGTGATATTGTAGATTTTACTGATATCAGAAAAGGAAGATTGATACAGTTTAGAGCTACAAAAGAAAGTTTCAATAGGAATGAATACTTCAAATATAAATCATTCAAATTCCTTCCACGAGAAGAGCCATTAAATCCTGATTTGTTGAAGCATGTTTATAGCTTTGACGAATATCTTATTTTGTATTCGTATGATGAAATCAAAAAAATATTCTATGAAGATAATGATGATGACCCTGAAGAAGAAATTATTGAAATAGAAAAAGATGAATCGGATGATGAAGAAGAAATACCAATTCATGAAAAAGTAGAAGTCAAAAAAGAATCATCTACTATTAAATGTCCTGTTGGAGGCACATTAGGTAAAGATTTAGGTAAATTGGATGAATGTGATGAGTGCGAATTATATGGTGATTGCTATGAAACATATAAGCAACACAAACTTGCTAATAAAAAATAATGGAGTAAAATGTGTCAAAAAGGACTGAAGAAATAAAAGAAACAATAATGAGTGCAAATTCTGTAGTAAAAAAAGATACAGAATTTGCACCCACTGGTAGTACCTTATTGGATTTGATAGTTGGTGGTGGTACAGGGGAAGGATTTTCATTTGGCAATGTTATCAATATTGTTGGCGACACAGGTTCTGGCAAGAGTCTAATGGTATGTGAAATTGTAGCAGCATGTCATTATAAATTTAAGGATAAATTTAAGTGGATTTATGATGACTGTGAGTCTGGTTTTACCTTTGATACAAAAAGTCTGTATGGCTTTGAAATTATGCCGATGAATGTTGAAGAACGGGTAAAATCAGATACAGTAGAAGATGCTTATGTCAATGTAAGAAAATTTGCAGAAGGATTGAAGAAAGATGAATTTGGTATTTATGTGATAGATTCATTGGATGGTTTAACCAGTAAAGAGGCAAATACTATAGCTAATACTCATTATAATAAAGCATTGAAAGGTAAAGAGGATGATACTGGTTCTTACAGATTGGGTAAAGCAAAATATCTATCACAAGAATTTTTCCCACAATTAGCTGATTTATTGGAAAAAACTAATTGTTTACTTATTATTGTTTCTCAAGTAAGGGAAAATCTTAGCCCAATTAGTTTTAATAAATTTGTACGTTCTGGTGGTAAGGCAATGGATTTCTATTGCCATACAGTATTATGGCTTGCTGCTGTAAAGAAAATAAAAAGAAAAGACAGAGTTGTTGGTGTTGTAGTGAAAGCAAAAACTACAAAAAGCAAAACTCCACGACCATTCAGAGAAGGAATATTTATTATAGATTTCTATTATGGAATAGATGATATTGCCACAAATATTGATTATCTATATGATTTTAGAACTGATACAGGTGAATTGGTAAAAAATGCTTCTGCGATATGGCAATCTGGTAAAGAATTGAATCTTGAAAATCTAAAACAGTTTTTATTAGATAATGATTTAGTAAAAAGATACGAAACAGAAGTAAGTTCAAAATTAAAAAAGTCTGAAATATTAGATTGGATAAATACCGATAAAGATATAAAGGATAAGTTTAATAATACATTTGGTGTAGAAATGAGTAGGGAAGAGTTAATTCATTATATTGAAGAAAACAATCTTGAGGATGAATTAAGAAGGAGAGTGAAAGAAAAATGGGAGAATATAGAAGCATCTGTGAAGACCTTACGAAAAATGAAATACCAAGTATGATTGTTAATGATTTCTTTGTATCTAAAAAAGATATTAAAAAATTTTATGATACTTATAATGACTATTTACTGCATGGTTTTTCAGAATTTGATGCAATTTCAAATACTTATGAAAAAACTCTATCAGAAATTATAAAAGAAGATAAAAACATGAGTATTGTTACTACAATTTTTCTATACTTTTCAGTAATGGGAATGAGATATTTGGCACAAAATAAGGACAATAATTTCAATTTTAATGATTTTAATGATTTCAATCAAAAGGAATTTGATTTTGGCGAATAAATGGGTTTGTTTATCTGATTCTGATAGAGATTACATTAAATCATTACTCAAAGATGATAGAAAGTCTAAAGCATTAAATAAAAAACTTGATGATGCTGATAAACGTATTACTGTACAGAGTGCAAAAGGTAAAGGAAGAGAATTACAAAAATGGGTTTGTACAAGAATAGCAAAACTTACTAATATTCCATTTGATAATAAAGATGATAATTGCAAAATACATAGTAGGGAAATGGGTCAGTCTGGTGTTGATATTATTCTTAGAGATGAAGCATTGCAGAAGTTTCCATTCTCAATAGAATGTAAAAGTACAGAATCCATAAATTTAAGAGATTTTATACAGCAAGCTAAAAGCAATCAAAAGGAGGGTACAGATTGGATGGTAGTAGTAAGAACAAAAAGCATATCTGATGTTATTGTGGTAATATCGTGGGATAGCTTTGAAAGGTTGTATAGGGGAGAAATAAATGTGTAAAAGATTTTTGAGTATTTTGTTATTGATTGTGGCTTGTTTCTTTGCTTATTTAAGTAAATCGAGTATTGACAAATTTAATTATTTGTGCTATATGTTTATAGCTATAAACTTATTTACTGATGGTGTGATAATTATTTGTTTTATGCTAGATGAATTGAGAGAGCATAGAATTATGAAACAAATTATAGAAAATAAAGAGACTGAATTTAGAATATTAGATATGAAAGGAGGTTCTAATGAAAACAAATAAGAACAATGTAAATTTTAATAATGATGAAGAAGCAACAAATAAATTAGAAGAGGATTTAACAGAAGTAATATTTAAGGATGTTCCTGAACTTTGTAATAATGCTGATGGTAAAGAAGTATCAAAAATATTAGGAAGTTATCTTGCATATTGTTTAGGTTCTTTTTCTAAAGCATTTACTGATGTTGTAAATTTATTTAACAAAAATAAATAGATTATAAGAGGTTTATATGAAAAAGTTAGTCTGTGTTTTGTTATTTATTTTATATCCATTTATAGTATTTTCAAACACTACAGAAAATATTGTTATTGCTGGTACTGTGAATCAGTATCTTAATCTTACTCCACAGTCAAATACTATTCAGCTTACTATTACTGGGGATGGTAGTGAGGCTGTTGGAACTGATACAATTACTGCTGTATCAAATATCAAATCATGGAAAGTGGTAGTTACTTCATCAAATAATTCATATTTAGTACAAGACACACTTCAAATACCATACAAGATGAAAATAGATTGTATTGATGCAGCAACAAATAGTTTTTCTGATTTTGTGTCTGTTCCAACTGGTGGTGGAAGTTTAACTTTTACAAAGAAAACTAAGAAAGGAGGTTCAGTATTATCAATTACAGTAAAAGTGGAAAATCAAGATATTACTGATGAACTATATGAGGCAGGTAACAACTATGTGGATACATTGGTATTCACAATTTCAGTCAATTAAAGGAGTAGAAGAATGAAAAGAGTTTTCATTGTTGCTTTGTGTTTGCTGTTTACAGTATCAGCATTTTCACAGACAATTACTGTACTTACAGAACCTGAAACAAAATTTGATGAAAGTACAGGAATACCATCATATCATGCTTATGTAGAATCTTTATTGAAAAAGGATTATCCTAATGTAAAAGTAAAATGGCTTACATTAGACCTTTCTGATGGTTCTACATTGACTATGGATGCATTATTGGCTGCTGGTACTCCACCAAATGTTTATGTTGATTCTATGGTTCGTGCAAGTAAGTACATGGTTCCAGAGTATGCATTGCCATTAGATAATTACATTAGGGATTTGGATAAATATTATCCTTCATCTCTGGAAATGTTTAGAGTAAATGGGAAATTATTAGCACTACCTATGACTGGTTCTGCTCAAGGTATGGCTGTAAATCTTGATATGATGAAAGAAATTGGCTATACAGTTCCTGATAATTGGACTATTGATGATTTCCTTAAGATGGCAGAATTGGTAAAACAGAAATACAATGGTAAGAAATGGGCTACTGGAATGTTTGCTGCAAATCAGTCTGGAGATTATTATATCAACAATTGGTTTGCTTCTTTTGGAGCAAACTGGTATAACAATAAAAACTATGATAAAGCTGTTGTAGCCGACAATGGTGGTGCTAAAGTCTATGAATTTTATCAGACACTTGTAAAGAACGGATATGTACCACCCAATTGTGCAACAATGAATGATGATGAATACATAGAACAGTGGGCTTTGGGTAATCTGGCAGCTTCAGCATTTTTTCCGCATCTCTGTAAACCGTTCTTTGAGAGTGTTATCAAACAGGGACTTATAGATAAACCGTTCAATTATAAGTTTGTACCGTTTCCAAGAGCCAAGGGGGTAACAAAGGTAGGAACATATGCCAATTATTATGCTATCATAGTACATAAAACAGGTAAACCTGAAGATGCTATAGCTGCAAGACTGGCTGAATATCTGAACAATCCTGTTACCGGAAACATTTTTGCAGAAATGGGGAATGTTATAGACAGGAAAGATGTTAAACCAAATACCAGTGATGTACATATACAGCAGGTTGCTAAAATTGTTCAGGAAAACGGTATATTTGATTTTGGATTGAGTGATAGACGATTCACTGAAAGAAGGGCTTTACAATATCCAATATTGCAACAAGTTCTTATGCTAAAGATTACACCAGAAACAGCAATAAAGAAATTTCAGGATGCTCTTAGCTCTGTAAAATAATAGAACAGCCTCTTTCTATATTGGAAAGAGGCTTTATTTTATTTGCTGGGATAGTGTAATGGCGAACACCTCTGATGAAGTTAATCAGATGCTTAATTATCATATTAAGGATTATGGGGGTTCGAATCCCCCTCCCAGCAATATAAGGTGAAATGATGAAATATTTTTTATTGATGCCAACATTGATATTCTTTTTATTATTTACATTATGGCCAATAATAAAAGTTATAGAGATGAGTTTATATCAGACAAACTTTATTGTAACAAAATTTATCGGTTTGCAGAATTATATTGACTTGATGCATAATGAGCCTTTCTTACAGTCACTTAAAAATTCTGTTCTGTATCTTACTGTTATGCCTTTACTGACAGTTATAGTATCTGTTTCTGTAACATTTCTTATTGCTGATTTATCAAAAAAATGGCAGGATACTTCAAGAATACTTGTATACATTCCTGTTCTTGGTGGTGGTATTATCCTTGCACAGGTATGGCGGTGGGTTTTTGCTGTGAATGGGCTGATGAATTGGATACTATCACTGTTCAATATAGCACCAGTTCACTGGTTTGGTGAAAGTACACTTTCTATTATTATTATCTGCTGTATTGTTGTTACTACTACATTTGGTGGGTATGTGATAATCCTGTTGGCTTCTTTAACAAGTATAGATAAAAGTATCTATGATGCTGTAAAGATGGATGGTGCTTCAGATTTCCAGATAAAGATGAAGATTGTATTGCCTATGATAAAATCAACAGTAGCACTGATTTACCTATTATCTATGATAGCCAGTTTACAGGTATTTGAGTATATCTATGCTCTTGTTCCACAACAGTATGCAGCTACAATTGCTTATAATATCTACATCAGTGGATTCAAGAACTCCAAGTGGGGTATGGCTTCAGCACAGGCAGTACTGCTTATGATTATTACTTTCATACTGTCATATTTCCAAAGGAAAATCAGCAATGAAAGTAATCAATAAAATAATATTGATATTCATATTTGTACTACTGCTCATACCTATCTATTTTATGGTTATAGGTTCATTTCAGGATATACAGGGTATCTTTGTGATGCCACCGAATCTGTTTCCAAAGCGTGTAACATTGAGCAATTACAGTATTCTGCTTAAAGAGAATGCTTTTATATGGCTTATAAATACACTTATTGTTACGGTTGCAACAGTATTTCTTTCGGTACTGGTATCAGCTACAGCAGGATATGCTTTCAGCGTTTACAATTATAAGCATAAGAACATTCTGTGGAGTATTCTTCTTATACAGATGATGATACCAAAGATTTCACTGTTTATACCGTGGTTTGTTATTATAAAGGATTTGAAACTGTCTGGGACTCTTACTGCTACTATACTTCCTGTAGTATTATCTCCTATGGGGATGTATCTTGCCAGAAACTATTTTGAATCAATACCTAAATCTATTATAGAATCAGCAAGAATGGATGGAGCAAATGAATGGCAGATATTGAGAATGATAATTATTCCGGTAAGTAAACCTATAGTATCAGTATTGGGACTGTTTGCTGGTGTTTCTATTTTACAGGATTATGTATGGCAGATGTTAGTATTAAGTGATGCCAAAAAGCAGACACTTATTGTAGGACTGATACGGCAGTCCATGAACAGAACTGGGGATATTGCTTTACTTGTCAATCCGGTAGGTATGAGTTTTGCTGCCGGAACACTTCTTTTATTTCCTCTGATAGCATTGTTTCTTATAGGAAATAAATACTTTATAGAGGGTTTACAAGGAGCTGTAAAGGAATAATATATGGATTATACTATATTAGATACCTACAAAGACTGTCTACGTGATGACTGGAACAAAAAGCATGCTTATGAGTGTTCTTTTGAAGATTACTTAATAGCAAAAATGTATGTTTATGATGTACCATCTTGCTTTGACAGGAAATATGAGTTACTGTTAGGTATACTGCTTGATAAAGAGGATGTTATATGAATAAGGAAGCTGTAGAACTGTTCCAACTTATAGCAAAAGATAATGTGGTCTGCAAACAGGGAATGGAATGGGTAAAAGAATGTGAGAATCTTGAAGATGTGTGGTACAAGTGCCCTAGGGCAGACTGGATGCTGCTTAATATAGGAAGAATGGGTTACAATAATAATGTTGCTTTACGGTCGCTTATTTACAGGTTTATTACAGAAGTAAAGGTAAAAGACAACAAAACTGTGTATGAACTGGCTTCACCAAGGATGAAGGAATACATCTTCAAGTTACAAAGTTTTATACAAGGGGAACTGTCACTGGAAGAATTTGAAAAGATTGTGGCTATAGTATGGGCTTATGAAAATAATGAAAGGGAAGAAGATATCAATATTATAGTAGCTACAGCATGTTCATGGCCTAAAGGAAATGGTACTATGAGAGCAGCGAAATCAATATTAGGAAGACTGAATGCTATAGCTGATGATGAAGACAGAATAGAATTAGAATGTGCTAATCTAATAAGAAATTGTATTAGTTATGATGAAATTTATAATTGTTATAAAAATTATATAAGGATTGCAAATTTATGAATATATTAGATGGTTTTGATGTTTTAGATAGTGAAACTATGAAAATTCCACAGTGGATTGACCTTATACGTGAGGATTGGACAATAGGATTATATCCTAATAGAATTGGTACTTTTGCTATAGATAGTGATGGTGATTTGATGTTATGTGATACGTGTGGCAATTATAAATATTGTCCTAAAGGCAAATTCAAAATAAAAATAAGGAGCAAAGAATGAATGAAGTAAAAACAGCTGCAATTATTCCTGTACGTGGTGGAAGTAAACGGTTACCGAGAAAGAATGTAAAGAGTTTCTGTGGATTACCTTTAATGGCTTGGGTTATTATACAGGCAAAATGTTCAAAGAATATTGATGAAGTGTATGTTACAACTGATGATGATGAAATGGAAGAAGTAGCATTGAAATACGGTGCTAAAGTCATACGCAGACCATATTGGGAAGATGCTGATGCTGCAAGTGCCAACAGGCCTATTTATCATGCTGTAAAGAAGATAAAAGAAGAACATCCTGAACTGGAAACATTTATCTATATGATGGCTACAGACCCTTTAAATAAACCCGATGATTTGGATAAAGCTCTTGATATGTTCCATAAGATAGGTGCTGACACACTGTCTCCATTCATAAAACAGAGGGAAACATACATTTATAAAGTTACTAGTAACAGTATGGTACGGTTAGTACTGGCTGACAATAAATACCATTATGGAACTATGTCTGGGGGATGGTGCATTACTACACCGGAATGGTTTATAAATTATTATGAATCACTACCTTCTGATTTGGATTCAGTACTGGTAAATCCTGAAGTATGGCCTTCTATAGAAACTTATGTGTACCATACAGAATTGTGGCAGTATGCTGATGTGGATACACAGGAAGAGTTTGAATTTGGTGAATTACTTATGGAACATTATATTCTGAAAGGGCAAGGTATGAAAGTTTATGAAGATTATAGAGATTCGTGGCAAAATACAGAAATAGAAAATAATGAAGATAAAATTCTTAATAAAATATCAAAACATTATGGGAATATAAATCAACAATAAAGGATGGGTATATGGCTATAAAAGAAAATGAAACAATTACTTACAGTAATATGTATAATGAAGCTACCCTTAAATCTCAATTAAAACATGAAATTATATCATCTACATATAATCATAAATATATAGTTTCTGCTATACATGAAGGTAGAGCATGTGATATATCAGAAGAACCTAAAGTAAATAAAATTCCTGCTATTATTTTTGGTTCTGGTGCTTCATTAGATAAATCATTACCTTATTTGAAAGACTGGAAAGGTGGAACTTTTTGTACGACAAGTCATGCTGAATCACTTATTAGATTTGGAGTAGAACCTACATATATTATAGATTTAGACCCAATTTGTCCATGGTCTGATATAAGTGATATAGATTGGTCTAAGACTAAAACAAAATTAGTATTACATCCTGGAGTTTATCCTGATTTAGTAGAACATTGGCCTAATAAAATGTTACTATATCTTGAAAATTCTGGTGATCCTATGGCTTTTTACAGTACAACACAACCTATTATGTATACAGAACGAATACATCCTGAATTAGCAACAAGAGATCAGCCACTAAAAAGACTGATTGTAACAAATTTTTCTATATTTGCTTGCTCTCCTCCATTAGAATTATTTGTAGCTCATTTATTAGGGTATGATCCTATTTTTACTTGTGGTATTGATTTTGCTTTTACTTTTGATAAAGAGCGTTTTACAAATTGGAAAGTAAAAAAAGAATATCTTAAAGATACTGGTATAGACCCTAGGAAAGACCAATATACAGAAGAAGAATGGGGAAATATGTGGTATCCAATAGAGCATCCTCTTCCAGCACTTAATGAAAATGATATAATTATTACATCAAATGGATTGAAGGCTGAAAGAATGCATATTTATTATAAAAAGAATTTTATTAGTGCTTGGAGATTACTAGGTGAAACAGTATATTCAACTGATTTTGGTGCTGTTACAGAAATTCCATTTATTCCTATAGAAAAAGTAATAAAACAGCAAGGTTTAGGATTTCCAAAAATTGGTATGAAAAGAATAAATAGAATAGCTGATTTATATTTAGCTAAGCAGCATTGCTTCGTATTAGAATCAGATGAAGGCTTATCTTTTGTAGAATCAGAAAATCCATTAGAAGAAGCAGAAAAATTTATGAAAGAAAATAATAGCAAATATGTATGTACTGTTTGTAAAAAGAATATGCTTTTAACTGATAAAGATACTTATATAAATCATGAAAATGAAGATTGCCCTATCTGCAAATCTAAAGGAAGTTTGAAACGAGTTATTCATTTTGATATACAAAAAAATATGAAAAGAATAAGAAGTTTATTAAAAGAGATAAAACGGCAGTAGGAGTTACATTATGGATAAGAATAAAAAGGATATTCGGATAAAAGCCGAATCATGTTATAATAAGGATTTACACCCACTATTGATAGAAAGTCTTTTACAAAACGGTGTTAATGCTAATGAAATAATAAAGAAGTTAGGGATAACTCCAGGAATATACAGATATTGGGCTAAAAACTTTCCTGAAGTAAGAAATGCTATAGAAAAAGGCAAGCAGCCTGTAGATTTGAAAATAGTGAGTGCATTATATAAAAATGCTGCTGGATATACAGTAAAAGAAATAACAAGAAAAACTCATACTATTACAGCAAGTGATGCAAAACTTATAGAAGATGGGTTTGAAGATAAAGTCCCTAAAGAAGATGTAATAATAAGGGAAAAACATGTTCCACCTAATGTTATAGCACAAATATTCTGGTTGAAAAATAGATTACCTAATGACTGGAAGGATGACCATTCTCTTGATGTCAACAGCAAAGCTATTTATACTATTACAGCAGCACCTAGTGTTGAAGATGCAAACAGAGTGAAGGAAATAGGCAGTAAGAAAATAGAAGAAGACATAGAAAAAGATTATAAAGATTTTTCTGAAAAAAATAATGTCTTGCAAATTGCTGATAATGATGATATGATTATAGATGATATAGAGGCAGATGATGATTAAATCAATAGAACTTACAAATTTTGAATCTCACAAGCATTCTGAATTTGTTTTTAGTCCATATATAAACATTATAACTGGTCAATCGAATCATGGAAAAAGTTCTATTATACGAGGATTATATTGGATAAAAGATAATAAACCTGCTGGTAATTCTATGGTATCATTTTGGAATAGAGATACAAAAGGATTACCAAAAGATAAAACTTCAGTAGAAATTATAGTAGATTCTTCTATTATAAGCAGAGAAAAAAGCAAGGATTTTAATGGATATAAAATAAAGAGTAAGGAAGGAATAAAGAAACTTGAAGCTATTGGACAGAATGTTCCTGATGAAATAACAGAAAAACTAAATCTATCAAATACTAATATACAATATCAGTTTGACAGACCATTTCTACTTGATGAATCATCGGCAGAAGTAGCTAGAATATTTAATAAAGTAGTACATCTTGATACTATAGATAAAGTACAAGCAAAAGCTGAGCAATTACGAAGACAAACAAATTCTGAAATAACACAAGCAAAAGAGACAATAAAGACACTGACTACTCAAATAGAATCATTACAATGGATTGAAGAAGCAGAAAAGTTAGAAAATGAATATGAAGCTACTTTACAAGAATACAATACTATTAAAACTGATTATATTACATTAAATAATTTATTGATAGCATATAATAAACAGAAAAGCATTATAGATAGATGGGAAAAGATAAAAATTGCAAAAGATATTATTGACAAAATAGATGACCTGAAATATACTATAGATACAGTAAGTAATGAATACAATAAATTAAGGCAGTTGTATTCTGATAAAAATAAATTACTTATGAAATTACAAGTATCAAAGAAGATATTATTACAGGCTTCTATTGTGGATGAAATAGAAGAACTGAATAATGAAATAAAAAATATTACAAAAGAAAAACAATTATTGAATAGTATACTGAATAGTATTATAAGCAATAAAAATATAATTAAGGAATCAAAAAAGGCAATTGACCAATATAAAAATCTATTGCCTAATGTTTGCCCATTATGTGGTAGCAGGATAAAAGAATGAGATTTATAGCTTGTGCTGATTTGCATTTACGGCAAGATAAGCCACGATGTAGACAGGATGAGAACTGGATAGAATTTCAAGAATATGAACTAAACCTTATTGCAAAATATGCAAATGAAAATAATTGTCCTATATTTATAGCTGGAGATTTATTCAATAAACCTATTGTATCTGAAGAAATAATAAATATATTTATTGATTTCTGCAAGAAAGTAAATAATGGAGTCTATGCTATAGCAGGTAATCATGACTTGCTTTATCACTCTATGAAATATCTCAATAAGTCTTCTATTGGGATATTATTCAACATGGCTTCAATATCGGATAAGTTTCATACTTTTGAAGATATTGATGTCTCTTATGCCAATTTCGGTGAAAATATTCATGAAAAAAGTAAAGAAGTGCTTATTATTCATCAGCTTACATTTCCTGATATAAATAAAATACCACCGAATACAGAAGCATTATCAGCAGAAGAATTGCTTACTATGTATCCAGATTATAAATATATAATTACTGGTGATTGCCATATTTCATTTGTATACAGTAAGGATAACAGATTTGTTATCAATTCAGGGCATATAAACATCCAAAAAAACAATGAATTAACTACTCCATGTATATACTTTGTAGATACAGAAATACAAGAAATTGAAAAAATAGAATTAGAAGAAAAATACAATTTAATTACTGATGAATATATAAGAGATGAAGAAGAACGTGAAGAAAAGATACAGGCGTTTGTAGAAAAATTAAGAGTTCATGATGATTTCAGTCTATCGTTTGAAGATAATATTGAACAAGAAATAGAATTAAATAGAAAGCAACTTGATAATAAAGTAATAGAAATCATAAGATTTCTCATGAATTAGGATGGTGGTACACAATATATAGTAGAGGTGATCGAGATATGACAGATAAGACCGAGATACCCAGTCTTTTTGGGCATGATT